TGGGTTTATTTCTAAAAGACATTTGTGTTCCTCTATTTTCTTTTGAAGTTCTTTAATTCGTGTGTGTCGCATATCATTTTAGTGTTAAACTAATAAAATATAAACTTACAAATATTATTACCGCAACAATCTTCATTATTTTAAAAATCTTCTTTTGTTTTATTCTTTTGTTGATTCCGTAGTGTTTTGGCATATTAGTTTAGAGTACAACTTACTGCAAAAGCGTGGATTAATAAAATTGCACCAACAAATACCGCCAACAGAATAAAACTCTGCATGAATACTTCAAATTTCTTCAATCTATTTCTACGATCAAACTCAGCTCTTAATTCACTTTTTGTTTCAAAAATTTGCATATTAGTTATCATCATTAATTGGATAAATACAGTCCGGACAAGGTTTTGTTCCGATCACATCGTATTCGAAATTATCTCCATCACCCATAATTTCTACAAATCCATCACCATTACAATTTTCACACTGATTATTTCTCATACCTATTCATAATAGCGAACAGTTCGCAAATGTGCAACATTAATTTAAAGACTTATCCACATAAAGCTTTTCGTCAAAATCCTGCTTATTTTTTAATGCATTGTGAATCGCCATGTCGATTTCACTCTTTGCAATCAAGTTTATATACAGATTTTTCTTTAAATGATTTGCTCGAAGAATTCTTCCAAGAGCCTGAGAATAATCCACGAATGAATAATTTCTTGAAGCAAAGATCATCACCGGACAATCAGGAATTTCCCACCCTGCACTGATTTGTGACTGGCATATAAAAACATAATCGTCACACGCATTCACCTGCCGGAATAATTCTCCACGATCTTTTGTTTTTCCAGTAAGAGTGAAAACTTTCTTCCCTTCTTTTTTAAATGCTTTTTCAAGGTTTTCAATTTGTGTCGTGTATTTTGCAAACACAATCATTCGAGGAAATTCAATTGAATAATCAAGAAGTCTTTGAGTTTTATTTTCTTTGAAAACTTGAGCCTTGTTGTAATCATCACCGGCGAGAATTCCATTTTCAATCTGATTGATTTTTCCAATAGCAACAATTGGATCAGGATAATCTAATCGTGCTTCTTTAATTGCTTTCTTTTGGTCAACTGTTAGATCCACGTATTCATCATGGAATGTTTGTTCTGGAACATCGAAGTAGTCTTCGAGTCTTCCGACAAATCCAATTGTCTTCACGAGTCTTGCGAGTCGCTCTTTTGTTTCTTTATCACTCTTTGGAGAATAAACTTCTCTTCCTGCCATTGGCAACCTGACATAATAGATTGATCTGAATTTATAGAATGATTCAATTCCTCCGGACCACGCTCCAAGAATTACACCTGCTCCCCACACTGTCATTGGAGATTTTACAATTGTCGCTGTCACCAAATACACACGCTCAGGCTTTGTCTTCTCAATGAATTCTTTCAATGAATAAAATAGTTGTGAAGCCTTTGGTCGTGGCATTCGGTTTTTGAAATGTGTTGATGGTGTAACTCCAAGACATGTGTGAGCTTCATCCACAATCACTGTGTCGAACTTTGGAAGTGTTAAAACATCCCTTCTAAATTCCTCCTTGCTCATTACAGTAAGATCAATATCAAGTCTGAGCATCTTTGCTTCCCTTTGCCAGTTCTCATCATCTCGTTGAGTTTTCGGACAAACAACAAGCACCCGACCTGTTGCCAGAGCGAGTGCTGTTCTTGTTTTTCCACTTCCACATCCTTGAAATATTCCAGATTTCTTTGGATCTGCTTCAACTATTTCTTTTTGGTGTTGGTACAACTGCATTTTGAATTTATAAGAAAGTGTATAACCTCGTAGAGCTTCATATCTAGAATGGCGGACCATTTTCTGATGGCAAGATAATCTGCTTCTTTTATCTTTATATTTCTATATTTTGATTGCAACATTTGTCTTTTAGTATTTAAAATTTTATAAACAGAGAACGAGATTCTAATAACTAGATGTTCCAGCGTTCTCGCTACCAAAACATAAGTCCTAAAACCCCACTCACTGCTTACATAGGTAGAATATGCTACTTTCTTCCATCTGTAAAAAGTTTAACTTTGTCACCTGTGGACAACTTTTTTAAAGACACTAATTCAATGATGTCTTGATCAGTTATCTCAACAAATTCAGATCTCTTGATTCCCTGTCTTCCAAAGAATCCGTCGAACTCAGATTCACCAACCCATCCATTTAAAAGTTGTCCGGATTCATTGTCTTTTATTATTTCCCAATAAAGCAATCCTACTTTATATCTTACGACTGAAGAAAAATCATCCATAACATCTAGCACCATTCCTGATTCTCCATCCCAAATTTTTTTCATATTAGTTAAGTGCAGTCGATGCACAGAGTGCGAGGATTAAAAAAATTATTATGTAAATGATTATTGTTCTATACATTTTATTATTGCATCAATTTGTTCAGGAAAATATATTGGAGAATATATTTTGTAAATTTCTTCGAGTTGAAAACCCTGTCGATGAAGCTCTTTTATCTGTCCTTCGTAATCCATATTTATTGTTGCTGTAATAATATCACGAAATTCTTGCGAACTGTTCGTTATCCCCAGTTTTAATTTGTAGAATATTTTTTTCAGGTGATATACTTTCGACATGCACTTAAATAAATTACACCACGACTGGTTGAGCCGACAAAAAATTACTGAAAATGTTTTGGCGGAATTCAATCTCTACTCAACTGAAAGTGGAACAATTGCTTTTCCTGTTTTAGATGGGGAAGGCAACTTTGTTTTTAATAAGTATAGAAGATCTCCGGAGAATGATAAAGGTCCAAAATACACTTACGATTTTGGTGGGAAGATGACACTCTACGGATGGTTTAAAGCAAAAGATCACGACACAATTTTAATCACTGAAGGAGAAAAAGATTGCCTTGTTGCATGGAGTCACAATATTCCGGCGGTCACTTCAACTGGAGGTGCGATGTCATTTCCTCTTGAGTGGGTTGATGTCCTTCAGGGGAAGAACATAATACTTTGCTTCGACAATGACAAAGCCGGAGGTCAAGGAATGGCGAAAGTTGCAAAGATGTTTGGACTTGAAAATGTGAAAATCTTATTCCTTCCAGAGCGATCAGGTATAAAGGACATTTCGGATTATGTCCTTAATGGAGGAGATTTGCACACTCTTATAAAGACAGCAAAAGTTATAAAGGACATTTTGTCCGATAGAGGTGATCGTGTGAGCCTTTGGCAATCAACATATTTCCATGATGAATTCCTGAAGGAGGATAAGCCTGTGGAACAAAAAATTGGTAAACGAAAACATTCAGATGATGTCCTTTTGAGTGCAAAGTCATTTCCGATTCCACATCTTGAAGGAATCAAATTTAACAAAACCGGCAAAGCGGTTTGTCCTTTTCACAATGAAAAAACTGGATCACTTCAATATTATCCAAAGACCAACACCTGCTACTGTTTCGGACAATGTGGGAAGAATTACGATGTCATTGATATGTACATGAAAATTAATGATGCATCATTTACTGAAGCAATTAATAAATTAAAAGAATAATGAAAAAGAAATTTTATAAAACAAAGTCAATTGATGAAGCAGTGTATTTGGTGATGAATGGTTTTAAATACGAAACAATGACAATCATTCCTTCCGCAGTAAAATCTTGCGAATGGATTTTTATTCTAACTCCTTCTCTTAAAAAAGCATCCAACAATTTTTGGAATACAAATGTTCAGGTTGATCTTCATCGTTGGATGTCTGTTCGACAACAACTTAAATATCAGAGAATTTCAGAAATTCAACCCAGTAAAACTTTTCAAAAAAATGTTAGAAAAAATGTAACAAGCGAAATCAGAAAACACGTTAATAAAGATTTAACTTATTATTTCAAATCAGAAACAAGTAAGGTATTAATGAAATGTTCAATCGGCGAAGGCAAAGTTTATGATGACTCAACTCACTGGAAAAGATACACCGCCGGAAATATGTTCTTGGATAATCAAGGACTTGTAAAACGACCATGAAACTTCCTGCAATCAAAAAAGAAATACAGAAATATCAATACTTTGAGGACACTTCAATTATTGATTTAACTTTGGCTTCAATCATCTCTAATCGTTTGAAAATTGGTGATCCAGTGTGGCTTGTAATTATTGGTGCATCATCAGGAGGAAAATCACAAATCTTGCGACCTATGGCGTTGACTGATGAAACATTTATTCATCGTGTTGATGATCTTACTGAGAACACTTTCCTTTCTGCAAAAGCCGGAGATAAAAAAAAATCACTATTGCACCGAATCGGAACACGAGGAATTATTGCAATCTCTGATCTTACAGTTCTATTTTCAAAAAATTCCGACAGCAAGAACGCCATCCTTTCACAATTTCGTATGATTTACGATGGTGAGATGACTAAAATGTCCGGAAACGACACAACCGCCAACACATGGAAAGGAAATCTAGGAGTGATCTCCGGAGGTACGCCGACACTTTATGAAAAATTTGAAGAAGTGGCGGACATGGGAGAGCGATTTATCTACTACAGAATGAAGGATTATGATCCTGAGAAGGCAACTGAAATTGCTCTTAACCGGAAAATGTATGGAAGAGATTTGGATGAAAAACTTGCGAAGCTTTATGGTGATTACATCACAAATGTTGCGATGGAATGTACTGATAAAGAATTGGACCTTGAGCTTGATAAAGAAACAAAGCATCGAATTGTTGAAGTTTCACTCCTTGCCGAAAGAATAAGAACAGTTGCAAAGAAAGATTGGAAAGGTGAAGTGATCATCAAAAAGCCAGTTCCGGCGATGCCTATGCGTATTGCGTTGCAATTATCTAATATTGCAAAAGGTTTGATGGCTATTAAATTTTATGAAACCGGAGCGACAAAACTTGAAGAAGCAGAACTTCACATTTTAGATTGGTGTGCTTATTCACTTGCTAATGAAGAAAAAAGAGCGTGTCTTGATGTTATTGCAAAGCATGACTTTGGATTAGCTGTTAGAACAACAACTATTGCGGATGTTGTTGGACTTGATACTGATGTAATCCGAAACATCCTTCAGAATCTTTCTGCGGTTGGAATATTACAGCGTACAGGAGATAGTAACAGCCTACACTGGGCTTTTACTAAAGAAAGTGATTGGAAGGTTTTAAGAAGAATTTGCGACATCAAAGAAAGTGAGAATTTAATCTCAAGAGAAATAACCGAAGAAGAAGGTCATGAAGGTGAATCAGGATTTGATACTTTTGATGAAAATTTTATTAATTCATTTGGAAATCAACAACAATGAGAGCCGAAAGAAAATACCATGCCGGTCAAAAAAAGAAAAGAGGGTTTGCATTTGTGAATCCAAACTGCATTGTGTGCAAAAAAGAAATTAAAGCAAAACAGTTGTATTATAATAAAGTAGGACACGAGGTACATGTCAAGTGTGTGTCGAAAGATTTAATAGAATAACAATAATTAATATGGATGAATTCTGTCCAAAGTGTGGTGATGAACTGTACGACAATGGAAATAAATTCGAATGTGAGTGTGGGTTTAGAGTGAGTTGTAAATTATTTCTCGGAATGGCACAGCCAAAAAGAAAGCTCGACAATCAGGAATATTTAAGTAGTTTGTAGAACTTCGTTACACAATTGTTCAGGAATCATTGAGCGTTCATAAGAGCCTTTTCTTCCTTGAGTTCCAGTCTTACTTCCACGAGGTGCGGATACATGACAAGGCATACCATTTTTACACATCGGTTTTGGAATCCATTTTTCGTTATTAGTCCAAATATCAGTAGGTTTCATTCTTTCATCTCCATACTGGCAATATGTAATTGTGTGTCTAATAGGCAAAAGTTTGACAACATCTAATTTTCTTAAAACTCCACGAGGATTTTCTATATACCAAATCAAATTTGGATTTAACTTTTGATAATAATCTATAATCTCAATAGTTTTTTGTACTAACTTCATACCCAACAAAGCTCCTTCTGTTTTTGGCTCATACCCCCTATAACCTCCACCCCAATGTGTGCCAATAGAAGCAACACTGAAAGAAGTACAAGGAGGTGAAGCCCAAATCACATCAGGAATGAAAGGCACATTTTTATAATCAAAATCCAAAATATCAACGACATAATCAATCCTTCCAAATTGTTCAATATCACTAGAAAACGATACCCCCCCCATTTGCTCAGTGGCTTTTCCTATCGATCTACTTCCTGCGAATAATTCAAGAACTTTCATGTTAATTAAAAGGATTATAATGTTTTGAACATTGATAGCCATGTTTGTGTTCGCAAAGCCCATTGTCATAAAAACATTTTTGACAATGAGGAACATTTGATTCTTCGCTGGAATTGAATTCATTTGAAAAATCATGTTCACAATCGAACCCTTCTCCACACACAGCACAATCTAATTTTGTTTTAACTTCTTTCATAATTTTCTTTTAGCAAAGAGTGAAGGTTTGCAATCAGTACAAATCGGCTGATAATTGTCCTTGTTAAATATTGCTTCATCTTTCATTGCTTCATTGATTGTAAGAATCCTTTTTTTATTTAAATAGCAAGGAATGTTAAATAGACATCGCACAAATAATGGATAAATAGTTCGTGGATGATCTTTCTTAAATTGTTTGCGAGTGGGGAATTGGTGTTTGCATTCAGAGCATGTGTTCTTGTGAGCTTCCAATACATCCTCCTTTAACAACTCGTGCTTCAGAGTCTTTCGGACCTTGTTGAATAGTAAAACATCTTTGGCTTCTTTATATCCTCCATCGAAATCTACATTTATATTATCACTAGGTTTTACGCTAGACTTTTTCTTTTGTTTTACAGTATCCAATGATGTGTATTTTTCATATAGTTCCTCAATCACTTTTGTTTGAAATAGACTTTTTGCGTTACCAAAAATGACTTCATCCTCTTCGGACATCTTTCCATCTAATCGGATATTATTCAATTTTGTGTATTTTTCATCCATTTTTTGTAGGGGTTGCCGGCTCTAGGGAGTGGCTTAGAGCCAGATTCCAGTTCGGCTTTGTTCTTCAAGCTTCTTGCAAGGGGTTTACTACCCTAAGGGTAGTTCCCCTCTGCTAGAGCTGAACATATAGCCAGTTTATACTTTCCTTATCGGAATTGCAAGTGGGAAGTGAGGTCATACAATATAAAATTTGGATTGTCAAAAACTGCGTTTGTTTCTTGACTATTTGTTTTTTGTGTTATTATTAATGCATGGAAAAAGAAACTACTAAAAAGAAAAGAGGTCATGAAACAACTTACACTGATGCTTACAATAAGAAAGCAAAAGAGTATTTGCAAAACAGCGTTGATGTTGTTACTGAGTTTCATAAAACTCGTGGTGAGAAAAGCGATTCTTACGAAAGAATTATTGATGTGAAAATTCCGTCAGTTGCCGGTCTTGCAATTTATTTGAAGGTTGCGAGATCAACTATTTACAAATGGGCAGATGAACAGCCTAATTTCTCGGACACTTTGGAGCAAATTCTTGCGACACAAGAGGAAATTTTGACTTCTAATGGGCTTGGTGGACAGTATAGTCCGGTGATTACAAAACTGATGCTTTCAAACAATCATGGTTATAAAGAAAAAACTGAAACTGATGTGACTTCTAAAGGAGAAAGAATTTCCGGCTTTAATTATATTGATCCGACAAAAAAGTAGTTTTATCATCACAATAAGAAAGGATTTTGTTATCACAAATCTCGTAAAGGTGGTAAAATGTATTTATTGATTTTTATGCCGGACCATCCTTTTGCAACCAAGAAGGGTTATGTCAGAGAGCATAGATTGATTATCGAAAATAATGTCGGTCGACTTTTATTAAAAAACGAAGTTGTTCATCACAAAGACGGAAACACTTTAAATAATTCTTTGGACAATCTCGAACTAATGACTGCAAGTGAACATTCTCGTTTCCATGTCAAAGATAATGTTCATAAGCGGTGGGAATAAACTCCCTCTTGCATCCGATGGCGAAACCAACAATTTCCCCAACATTGAAACAGCATTCTGCGTATCAATACCTCCAAGACGATACAACAAAGTATCTACTTTTTGGCGGTGGTGCGGGGGGGGGTTGAC